CGGTAACACCGCTGTCACGAACCGTAATAGCTCCGTTAGCGTTTACGATTGTACTAGCGTTATCAACAGAGTCAGTCCCAAAGGTAGCTGCATCTACTAAATCATTAAGCTTGCTTGCTGAGAGTTGCTCTCCGTTGGAGAAAGCTGTTCCTTTATTTATAATAGACATAATTTAAATTATTAAATTGATTGCAGGGGTGAGTTCATTATCGAAAGACTGCAACATCTACAGTCGCCTGATCTATGAAAGTAGAACTTGATGGCCCACCGCCAACGGCTCTTATTTGAAAACTAGAAGTTGTTTTACTGGTAGTTTGAAATGCTGATATAAAGGCATCATTAACTTGACCATAAAATGTACCACCTACAACTAGGCTGTAGTTTACATCAGGCATATCTACATCAAAATTAAAAGTATAAGTACCTGTAGAATTTCTAACTACACTAGCAATGTTAGCCCCATTGTTAAGTGTTTGAGTACTTCCGTTATAAGATGCAAATGCCCTGCAACCATAGTAGGGGGCAGTACCTGTTGTTTGAGTAATACCAGAATCATTTACTGATGTATCTACATAGGCTTTAATGCTTTCCGAGGTCGCCAAGGTAGTACCAGTAGCGGTAGCCATTGTGTCGTCGTCAATAACATCTGTCAGCTTGGCAAAGGTTACGTTGGCATCTAGGATAGCAGGTGTAGTAATGGCATTATCAGCAATGTCAGCCGTGCCAATAGAGGCAGCAGTCAAGGCCGCCGTAGGCGAGCCAAGGTCATTGAGCTTAGTAGATGTTACCGTTTCAGTAGGGGTAAATGAGTTCCCAGGAGTAATTGTAATTGTAGCCATAATTATTGTACGCTAGTTGTTGATCTTGATGCAGGTGCTCCTGAGACTTTTATTCCTCGGACTCTTGGGCGACCCTGTGTATTATTAATTGTAAATTGAATGCCGTATCCTCGGCGGTTACCTATTCTACCACGTATGGAAACATCCTCGTCAATGTCTAGGCTTCCGTCAATGTATGAACTCAGTGTATTAAGATCTACCTCTGCGTCAATGTTTTCTACTTCGGCTGAAATATTAAAGTCGGACTGCTCTGAATTACTGGACTGCACGTGCATCTCAAATTCATTCCAACGCTTACGACCGAAGTCATTAAAGGTAAACTGACGAGTAGTTACTTCAGCGGGGATGCTGTAAATAACGCCCTCCTGTGCTCCTTGGACTGGAATAGTAGTAGCCAGTCGATCAACGCCATCGGGTCTAGCATCAACCCTGTGAAGCCCTCCAAGGGCATTCACTGCGTATACTGCACGGTCACTTTTCTTACCAGCTACAATTAAGTTCTCGATGTCCCAGTCCACGTCAGAGGTGCTATCCACGGACTCCCACTGCTTGTTAATAAAGTTAAAGACAAGGATGGTATTATTTACGGTGCTTGATCCAGTCGGAACAGCAATGTAATAGCGATTGTTGAAGTAAACAGCTACGGACTGATCCCAGTACTGACGGTTAATCTTATCAATGGTAGTCTGGATGCTACTACTTAGTGGTAGTTCGCTACCACGAAGGTTATATAGATCCTGGAAGTTTGCTCCGTATACACCATTGTCAGAAAGGAACATTACGTTGTTACCAATTTGAACAATCGTCTTACGGGCCAAGCAACCTACTTCATTTGTAATCAATTGAACCGAAGCAGACTCAGGGCTGCTGCCCTGCACTAAGTGAATTGAGTTACGGTTAAACACTACTAGCTTGTCATCCGCAAAGGATAGTAGTCCAACGTTAAAGTCCGCAGTTCCTGCATTAAATCTGTACTGACCATAAATCTGGTCATAGGTATCTGCGTCCAGGATGTCAGATATAATAACCTCGTCCAAGTTATCACGAGCTGTATAATTTCCCTCTGCATTATTAACCGTATAGCGATACGGCATAACCAATCTGCGCTGGTGATATGTAGCATATGGAGGTGCTGGCATATGAGTAAAGCCCAGTCCGATTGATACCTTCCGTGTAAATACTGGAGTAGCAGTTAAACTAGCCCCATCCGTAATGTGTGTATCAATTGAGTCCGCCTGTACCCAGAACTCAAATCCGTGAGCTAAATTAACTGTTCCAGCTAATGGAGTATTATTATTAGAAAAATCGGCTGTATAAAAAGAGAATGAACTATCGGTGCGTTCAGCAACAAACCTTGCTCCGTTGATCCCAGCACTTGTACTAAAACCAGCAAGCTCAATTGGATCTCCAACCTCAAAGGTATTACCAGAAAGCAATAAAGTTACCTTGTGAAGACCGTCGTAGTCCCCTCCTACTATTGGGCCAGTTATAACCTGATCTCCACCTGCCGCACCAATAGCACTTGTTGGTCCACCCTTAAATACTTTAGCTACAACAAACTCGGATCCAACCTGTAAACCAGAGGTCTGATCGCCTTCATTTGTTTCTGCACCGAGTACGGTAATAACTGACCCAACAGAAACACCGTCGGACTGATGAACAATACCTCTGCTTTCAATGATAGCAAAGTCACCAGCAGCGCAGACGATTTCAGTAGGTTGACTGTATGCTCCACTAGCAACAGGTGAAAACCCAGATCGAGCTGTACCTGTACCCGTTAGTGGAATAACCTCTACGTCTACTGTATCACCAACTGCATATGTAATTCCAGTTGTGCCAGCTACGTCATTCCAGTCAGTGTCCCCAAGGGCAGTAATGATATATGTTTTACCTACTAGAAGTTCTGTTGAATCAACATTAGCAAAGCTGCCGTCCCATTCCAGCGCAGTCTGACCATCACGGAATAGGAACACCTTGTTAAAGGCTTGAATCATATCTGAAAACGGCGGAGCCGTTTCTCCTGACTGATATGGAAGGTCGTACGTAATGGTAGGATCCGCTAGGTTAATAGCCAGTGCGCTTACATTGGAGCCAAGTATAACCCACTGACTTGCCGAATCCCCTGGGTTACTATAGGAAGTACTAGCGTAAACCTGTGAAATTCCACCTTGATCCAGCAGCATATTGTAACCAATAACTGATGAACCCTCTACATCATTTAACGTAAAGTCCAAGACCTGTGGAAGGACTACTGGCAAAGTATATGTTGCATCTGCCCCGACCAAAGCATACGTAAGAGATATTGTGCTGCCGTTATCTGTTACAGAAGTAAGTTCAAAAGTCCCATTGGGATCTGTATCTACCCCAAACGGAATACCGCTGACTGTAATTTCGTCCCCTGTAATAAACACGTGACCTGGCTCAACGGCTGGGTCATCGATAACAATAGTAACTACGTTACTAGTTAAAGAAGCGGACCTAATTGTAGTTGGCAGTAAGCCAACAACTGGAGGAACTGTTTCCAATTCGGAAGTAGTTGGAAGTCTAAGGACCTCGTCACCACTAGCAAATGGAGCCTTGACTAAATCAATCCCTGGCCTAACCTGCCATTCACCGTTACGCCCAAGCCTACCATTGTTACTGGTCGCTAATATACCACGTTGCAATTGATCGGGACGCAGGTAGTCATTAAACCCAGTGTACCCCATATCGAGGTCCTCTAGGATCTTATCGTCTTTTGCTCCGTATGTGCGGTATTCAGGCATTATGTTTTAGCAGTCCCAAGCCTTACGGCTCCAATAGTTAGCTGATAGCTTGTTAGTCTTCCCTTTAATCCCACCACTGCGAGCGCAGTAGCTTTTCTTACGCTTTGGCTGATCCTTCTTGATGCTCATATTAGCATCCCCGAATCGTACGATCTTTTCTGTCCCACCTTGGCAGGCTTTCACGACGAACTTCTTACCGCCTTGTACTTCACGGCGGGGTACGTTGCACTTCATCTTGGATTTGTCAGGCACTACTTGCCCTTCTTTCCCCCACGTTCACCACAGGATCCTTTGCCAGCATTTTTTGTTTTTCTTCCGTACATAATATTATTAGTTATTTGACTTGGGATGAACCAAAGTAGAACCCTACGATGGCTAAAGCTGTTTGACGGATCTCTGGTAGTATCACAAACCCCTGTACAGTGGACCATTCAAGACGCTTGAATAGCCCTAGAAAGCCTTTGGATTCTGTTTGAATACTAACACCTATGTCCGTGAATGCGAAGACAAATGGGGCTATTACAATGGCAAAGATAACTGCCGCCGTAATAGCACGACGCATATAGACACCACCACGAGCTGCTGCCTTATCCGCTGATTCGTCCGCTATTGTCTGACGGGCAATCATACGCTCAAAGAGACGAGCCTGATTGTCAGCCTGTGCCGCTATCATTTTCATCACAAAGCCGCTTACGCCCCCGCCGAGCATTGCTAATAGTTCTGGTGTCATAGGTTATTTGTCCTGGAGTTCTTTGATTACCTTAATTGCTGATGCAGTCATATAGATGAGAGTAGCAAGACCCACAACTAGTCCTAGAAGTTCGTTAATATGCCCCAGTTCGATGGTAGCGATAAAGCCCCCTGTGCCAATGGTTGACTTGTAAATAATGTCGTGCATTATGCTTCCTCTTCTGGTTCAGGTGGTAGCAGTGCTAGGAATGCAGCTTTGTCTACGACTTCACATTCTTCCAGTTTAGCTTGGTCAAGCATCTCCCACAGTTCGTGGTAGATACCGCCTACGCCGACCTCTGTGTAAAGGTCACAGCAAGCACCGTAGCGTCCGTCAATCAACAGCACTGGGCTAATGTGATTGTGCGTAGTCAAGGTGTCCTGCTTGGCAAGCATTGAGTCCCGCAGTTCTGCTGGGATCAGAAGATAGTTGTAGCTGTGTTCTTCAGCCGTAGGATTAGTAGCTAGGTATTCTGATGGGGTCATAATTAAATTGCTGCGATTTCAGAGATTAAGGTGTCTTGCAAGCCCTCTAAGGTAGCGAGGTTAAGTGCAGTGCCGTAGTGGTAAGTAGCAATACGGGATGCGTTTTTATTAAAACCCGAACCATACGAAAATACACCAATGCCTGTTCCTGGTGGAGTCGTTGAGGCTTTTACGAAATTGCCGCTGTTAGTGTTTATGAACCAATCAAAGTCAGTGCCAACAGTTCTGGTCTGACCAATGAAACCATCAACAATATCGGGTGAAGGATTTACTTGAGATGAACTGGTAGTTCTTGCTGAGAACTTAACCACAGTATTATTAATACTTGACCTTTGAGCAAGGCGCTGTGAACCAATCCAATAAGCATTATCTAGGGGAACATTATCAGTAACCCATACACTTAAAGAAGCATCGTTCTGTGATGTTGAGTTATCTAATGCTCCTGTATCCAAATACTTAGTGGATGCGTCACCCTTCAGACCAGTTAATGTATTCAAATCACCCGCAACAAAGTTATTGTTAGTCAGAGTGGGCATTGTGGACTTCAACGGAACCGTGACACCTTGAATACCTACACCCACGAATAATGCCGAGGACTCCAGCTTGTCCCACAGGTTGTTTTGGAACAAGCCAGTGAAGTAGTTAGTGATCGGTGTCTTGTAGGCTGTGTGCGTAGTATCACCTGCGGTTACAAGGCGAGCAAAGTAGTTCTCTGCTGCTACCTCGGAAAGTAATGTTTCTTGTAAGCCTTCTAGCGTAGCAAGGTTCAGTGCTGGTCCTGCGTGGTAGGTTGCTAGGCGTGCTGTTGTTGGAGCAACTCCAGCTCCTACTGCGTATAAAGACAACCCACCAGTGTTTGGAACGCCTGATGTTCTGGTAAATGTTTCATTGCCCTGATTAGTTCTTGCGGTAAATTCAGTTGAAGCAGAGCGAGAAAGACCAACAAGGCTTGGAGTAGATGTTATTTTTGACGACGAATCCAAGGGAGCGGTCGAATAAAAGTTGGTCGTAGTAGATGCTAAAGCAAGAGAAATTGTACGAGTAAAGTTAGTACCGTAGATTCCGCTTAAGAATCCAGTTGTTGCACCTGACGATGCGTAAACGGATAATGAATGATCGTTCTGCGATAAATCCGTTCCAGTCAGTCCCGTTGCTAGATATTTAGTCGAGCCATCACTAAGCAGACCAGTTAATGGATCTAAGTCACCTGCAACAAAGTTATTGTTGGTCAACGTCGGCATTGTGGACTTTAGAGGAACCGTGACACCTTGTATCCCTACACCCACAAAGGATGCAGCAGATTCCAGATCATCCCAGTAAGCACCGCCGAGTGCTACTAGACTGTCAATGTAGTTAGCTAGTGGCTGCTTGTAGTCAACGTAGGTGGTATCACCTGCAGTGTCCAGGCGGTCAAAGTAGTCCTGTGCTTCTGCCGAGAAAGCAGAGCTTGTATATACCTGTGTTGCACCAAGGTATGCTAGGCTGACCTCAGTCGCACCAAGATATACTTTAGTCGCTAATGCACTGCCTAGTGATAAAGCCATACTTTAAGTAATGATGTAGAATGTAGTAGCGACTGGTGTGCCAGCATCATACTCAGCTTGAGTAAGACTGACAACGTTGAGAACCTGATCACTTCCAGTAGGTTCGCCAGATACTGCACTATCAATTGTATTTACTTCTGCACCCGCTGCAATGCCGTCCAGCTTAGTCTTGTCGCCATCGACAAAAGGACCTTCTACTGGTGGTTGCTGTGCTGAGTCAGCTAGTGCGCCCTGTGCTGCCGTAGCGTAGTCCGTCGCTGCCGTGGTGGCCGCTGTGCCTAGTCCTAAGCTGGTTCGTGCTGCTCCGTTAGAGGCACTCAGTAGTAGAGTGTCTATGTCTGATGATACTGTAAAGTCTGCCATAATGTTTTAAGTTAAGATCCAAGTGGTCGTTTATATAGTGATGTGCCGTCAGGCCTGCGGAACAAGGATAGTCCGTCAGGTCGTAGGTAATTAAATACACCAGCTGGAAGCGGCTCCGCTAGTACACTTTTGCCTAGACTGTTCTTTAGGCTTAGGTGCATACTAGTACTTGTGCGCTGCTACGATACCTGATGTAACTGTTACTTCGCTGAATGCTCCGTAGATAACTGTTCCAGCAGCAAAAGTTGGTCCAACTAGTTTAGCTGTACCGTCAATGCTGGTTGCAGTCAATGCACCGAACACCGTGTCATTTAAGATTTGCAACGCTCCATAGCGTTTACCAGTTACTGCATCAGCAGCTTCAAGGATTTCTGATCCAGCGGACGAAAATTCCAGTGCGTTATTTTTTGAGTTAGCCATAATTTTATTATATCACAGGGGTGTTATCGTGCTTGACGATTTACGTAAGTTGAAAATTTCTTATTAATTGTGTTGTTGTTAGAACGTAGGTCGATTTTTTCCAGCTCAAGAGCCAGGTAAGTCCCGGCAACTTGTTCTTCTGTCATAGCTTTGTCGGTCTGACCATCCATTCTCAGGAAGTCAGCATACACTGAGTGCGCTAGGTAAAAGAAAAACTCATAAGGAATATTTGTGGATTCCTCAGTAAACGTAGGCAGTTCTTTCTGATAGTTTACAAACACAGAAGTCGAATCATTTGTAACTATATTAATTACGTGCGCTCCGTTTGAATCAACATAGAACTCGTACTCCAATGCAGAATTACGAAGGAATGGTTGACTGCGGTAAATACGCTGAAAATCAGAAATATTATCCAGTCCAGCTTGCACATAAGGTACAAGTCCATCTGTACCAAGGGTGCGCTCCTCTCCGATTACTGCGTAACGAGGCCAACTAGAGCTAGTTCGATATGCTTCAAATGCTCGCCGATTGACGAACTGTAAAATATTAAGCTTTTCCTCTGCGGTAAAACTACCTACACCCGAAAGTGCTTGCACTAAATTATATAAATCGCTGTAGGTTTTTGTCTGCATTATACTTTGTTCGGGCTAAGTTCCGGGAATTTCTTATTGTAGTACTTTAAAAATTCTTTAGAATGCACAGTCTCTTGACCGTACTTCTTTACCAGTCGAAAAAATTCTCGTGCTGGCATTGTAGCAACTGGTCGTCCCAATGTGGGATGAATAGTTCCTTTAAGTTGATGCGCTTCTTTGGCTGCTTGTTGGTGACGAACCTGTTCGGTCGCCTGTTCCAAGTGAAGACTATTCTGAATCTCTTGGATTAGAGCGCGATCAATCTCCTCGTCGGAGTAAGTCTTTGAATTGGGCTTAATAATATCCATAAAAAAAAAGGCAGGGGGGCTTGCGCCCCCCAACCAGAATTTATTTAGCTTGTGCTGACAATCTTGCCGTGAGCACCAGGGTGGTATACACCGAGGGTCAAAGCGCAATCAACGAAGCCACGGTCACCACCACCAAGATTTGGAAGGCGGCTGCTACCCATAGGGATAAGCTCGTGAACACCGTAGTACTCAGGATTCACCAAGTAACCAGCCATTCCAGCAGTACCAGCTTGTGTTGGCATACAGTCAGGGTTAGCGTTTACAACAGAGACGATACCGTGATCGCTTTGATAGAGATCAACGGAAAGCTTGATAGTGCCGCTTTCGCCGTTGTAGTTAACTGCACGAACCGAGTCACCCGATACGCCACCGATGCGAGCGAAGTCGCTGATGTCTTGACGGAGTGCTGTATCAGCAACCAACATAAGGTTGTTGGATGTACCAGTAACCTTGAAGATCGAAGAGATAAGAGAGTTCAATTCGCTTTCTGCGAAATTGGCATCAGTTACGTCAGCGATGCTTGCAGCTGGAGTTTGGAATGGAGCAGGAACGTTACCCGAACCAGCAGCATTTTGAATCCAGTCACCAAGACCACCAAGGCGATTAACTACACCAGCACCATCTTCGGTTGTCTGAGTGTTAGCTGAAGCAAGACTTGCTTCAATGTCGCGCTTGAGTTCACGAATTGCTTTAGCTTCTGCTTGAGCAATCTTAGCTGGGCCAACGGAATCGACTGCTTCTTGCAGATCGGAAACCATATAGTCCCGGCGGAACTTTTGAACGCGATTGCCAAGACGAGCACGTCCAGCGAATTGGTCAGTGAATGCTGTAACATCAGCACCTTCAGCAATACCAGCAGTGCTGGGAGCCGAAAGAGAGTCAACAGTCCATTCAACCTTAGTTGCGGATGCGCCCTTTTTGTTAGCAGAAGAAAGAATAGGTGTTTCTTCTGGAGCGAGAATTGTCAAGACGTCAGTGAGGTCTTCACGATTAGAGACACCAGAACCTTGGTTTGTAGTGTCGAATGTATTTGAGAATGCCATAATATTTTATGTATTTATAGTTGTTAATGAAT